AGTGATGTGACATAATTACTTTCACTTGATCTTCTGGACCAGAGAAACTATTATTAATCTCATCAATCCACTGTTGTTTATTACCAAGTTCTTTGTCTAGCCACTGGCCATTCAACATTCCAGGGCCATAATAGTTTCCTTTATGGCCGCTGAATTGTGTATGCATATATTCTTTATCAGAAGTATAATCGGTTGTATCTGCATGATGATTGAATCTAAGCTCTGCACCTATACCACTCCATCGTGATCCGGGTGCACCTGTTACAAAGATCCAATTCTTCACTTAAGTAACTCTTCCTTGTAGACAGATGCTAAACCTAATGCACGTGTATTAAACCATACAAGATCTTGTAATGCATCTTTAGTAATGAATGACATAAGAGTATCTCTATGCGCATCACCATCAGCACCAATCAGCCAATCGTATTGACCTACTTTCTTTTGAATAGCTTTCACTGCATCAGCATCTTGGCTCATTGCTGTTAGTGCATTTTGTAAAGCGAATGCATTTGGATTTCCTTTGTTTACCCATAAAGCCTTTTGCATACCATCTCTAAATGATTTGACAAGCTTATAAGCATTATAGAATTCACCTTCAGGTTTGACACCCCACATTTCTTCATATAGAATTTCCATTTGAAATCCTGGGTGGTTAATATCATCTGCATGACTTCCGTCTGCTTGTAGAATTCCGTGATGAAACCATACTTCAGCCTTGTCATCACCACCTACATGTTTCTTATATGCAGCTGGATTCTCTCTTGTACCAGTTAGCTCACCACGTTTAAATGCTAAACGTCTTTCTGAACCAGACATACCACTTACCCAAGTCACATGCTCTTTAAAGCAGGCAGCATAAAATACCATCTCTCTATGATCATCTGTTGGTCCACAAATTAACATAGCCATTGCCCAAGCTTCTGGTGTTTGACCAGATCCTGCAGCAAATTTAGGATAATCCATATCAGCACCAATTCGTTTACCAGCAATAATGTTTAGATTCATAAGGCCGATAGATGTGTACTCATCATAGTTGTAGTCTACGTTCTCTTGTAAGAATGCAACACCGTTACCACCATGTGATACCATGACAACTTTGTCGTCATCTCTCATATCGTTGTGCCAATTGTTAAAGCCAGGAATGTCTCTTGCTCCAGGCTGATGTAATAAAACTATCTTCTCTCCTAAGAAAGGTTCAAGTTGCTCAGCTATAATTTGTGCCCATTGTGATGTTCCGCCTCCAGGCTTCTGTGGAATTACAAATGTATAGTCGGCGAATGCTGTTGTTGATATTGCTATGATCAATAACGCTAGTAGTTTTTTCATGAATACTCCAGTTTGTTATTTTTTAATGATAATCCAAATAGTACTATAATCAATAATAATAATCCTATAAAAATTGGCCTAGTCATCAGAGTTTCCCATGTATATAGGGCACTCATCTGAATGGTCAATGTCTCAACCTTATAACTTAATATAAACGCCATTAGCATGGCTGGTCTACTATACTTATACGCCTTTCCAAAGACACCCAGGAGAGAACATAAAAGCAAGATTGCGTAATCTTCCCACCCGCCTGTGTACTGAGCACAAGCCCATACTATAAAACCTACGAGTAATGGAAAATAATATTTATATGGTACATAAGATATCTTACAGATATACTTGTTTAATGCTATACACACAACAGCAACTAATACCGTACCCCACATAAATCCATATGTAAGAGCACTAAAGAATTTCGTGTCCGCGGCGAGATCAGGTGTACCTAATTCAAATCCTAAGTACATAAACAATGCTATGAGTACTGCAGCAAAGGAAGCACCGGGAATACCAAACAATACGGTAGGGATCATACTCGTTGCCTTCTGGGCATTGTTAGATCCTTCAGGTCCAATCACTCCACGTATATTACCTTTACCAAATTCTTCATTCGGATGTGCAGCTAATGTTGAGCCATATGCCATCCAGTCAGCAACACCTCCACCAATTCCTGGTAAGAATCCTACGAATGCACCTATTGCTCCACCTCTTAATGCATCCCATTTATATTTCCATGTTGCTTTGATTCCATCCCATGTCTGGCCTCGTGTATCATGTGGCTGTGTTGTTGCACTACCTTTCTTTAACCCATCTAAGATCTCTGGTATAGCAAATAGACCAGCTACCATTGGCATAATCTGAATACCATCGGCTAAGTAATCCCAACCAAATGTCCAACGATCAGCATTAGTAACAGGATCAACTCCTATCATACCAAGGAATGTTCCTATAATAATGGCAATAATACTTCTTACCCAAAATCTATTACTAACAAATCCTACACAAGCAAGAGCTAACATTGTAAATGCCCATAGTTCAGGTACTCCAAAGATCATCATGAGATTCATATACCAAGGGAGTAAGGCAAACGTAAGTGTTCCCCATAGTAATCCATTGATTGTAGATGTAGTTATAGCTGCGGTAAGAGCATATGTTGCTTTACCTTGTTTGGCCAGTGGATGTCCATCAACCATTGTGGCGGCAGATGAATTAGCACCAGGAATTCCTAATAATACTCCAGAGTATGTGTCACCTGTAGTAGATGCAGCGACTGTTGCCATGCAAAAGACAACGCCAAGATAAGGATCTGTGAAATAAGACATGAAGCCAAATAGAATAACAAGACCAGTTGTTGCTCCTGCCGCTGGTACTAAGCCTATGAATAGACCATAGAGTGTACCCAATAATAAAGATGTAACCATAATATAATTTAGTTTATTTTATTCCAATATTGTACTTGGGGCATAATTCCCAATCGCCTTTTTCTTTGTGTGATATTATTTTAATTTGATTTAGTGGAGCAGTCTCTCCAATAGGTTTGACAGTTTCTAATAATCCCCAGTCAGACATGAGTGTAACTATTGTGTTACGCCTTTGAAGATCATTTTCTGTTAAGTTTGATGGCTTACCATCTAATAAGAATAACTCTTTAAAATGAGTTATGAAATATCTACCTTGTTTATGAAGGATATGACATGATTGAAATAATTGTGAATCACGCTTTGATGCTACACCCATACGTGTTAATGTTTCTCTGATCTTTAAGAAGTCATCAGGTTCAGCTAGAGTAACTTCTAACATCATATCTGGTGTCCAACTTACTAAACTATCTTTGTGTTCCGCCATGCTGTATTCTTCCCTTTATAGTATTCAAATTTGCCTTACTTAAAAGCGGAAGAACATCACGAGCCTTTTCATTACTATATCCATAATATGATTTAATAGCATTGATGTCCTCAGATTCACTAGACTTATTCCACTTGGAGAAACGGTTTCGTTTCCTGATAGTATTTATAAGAAAATCGAACTGCAGGCGGCCGTCCAAGTGGTGATACTTGTTCATCTCATTAGCGTAGATAACAGTATCAGGAAAATAAGATAGACCACGGTTTACCATAAAGGCAGTATAGTCTTTCTCGTTCTCTAGTATGTCAATTTTAGTATTTGATATAGAACTTATTAATGCAAATGGACTCATTTCTTTTTCCATATCCACACGGCTAATTGTGTGGGTTGTGTTGTCATAGTCTCAATGTGCATCTCCAGACACTCAAATTTATCAGCAAACCATCTGTGTGCACATTCATCAGCATTAGCTAATGTCCAAGGTGCATACTCTGTCCCTGGTTCCATGTTATCTTCAGACCTATTTATGTGTACTCTTACTGCACATAGTCCTCCAGGCTTTAACCATTGGTGGAAGTAATCAAAGTAATATAGATTCTCATCGATAGTGCCAAAGTTACATGATCCTAATGCTAAAACAACATCGGCAAAGTTTCTACCGAATATATGGTGAGCACCGGAGAAGCTTGCTTGAAAGTCTGCCTCTTCATACGGAGCAATGTCAAATCCTATAACGTTATCGAATGTAGATTTAAATGGATTAATACCACAACCTGCATCGACCACCAATGGATTAACATTCATCGGAATGATATGATCAATCAATACCTCAGCTAATATTAGACCAGAGGTTGGATGTCTATCAAACTTATCTTGGTTATATGGCTTACGTGTGAAAAAGTCTATGACTTTAGTTTCATTATTCACTCGCCAAACCCATCAATTGCTCTTGCCCTTTGTTTGATTTCTTTTGGCAATTCTTTTAGATCAGTCTTAACGTATTTAAGATTAGCCAAACGGAATGATCTCCATGAACTTGCTTCAGTATCAAAGACTCTCATCACCTCTTCATTAATTATCTTTGGAGGATTAGTGTCATCATATGATTCATAGTCTTGGTTGATCACATTAGACTGAAGGGTACACATCATCTTACGTTCTGTGCCGTCCACCTTTTCGAACATTACTTCAATGATCTCATTGTGTAAGAACTCAGTTAGATCTCTTCTAAGGTTTTTGCCAAAGAAATTGCGTGTCTCACCACGTGGTGTTATGTTTAAATATTTACTCATTTGTCTGTAGATCCTTGGTTTAAGAATTTATTCATTGACTTAAGCATCTGAGATGCCTTATCTATTTGCCATACAACATTGACCATAGCTAATGCCATAACAATACTTGCGTAATCGGCTAACTGTTCTATCATTCTAACTCCTATTTAAATTTAATTCCTGACATGATCTCTGTCATACATGCCACTACGTTTAGTTCATGATCAGCAACAAAGCTATCCTTATAAGAATAGTCTGCTAATATGAGAACTAATTGAGGTATACTCGATGGCTCTACGTACTCAGCCATATTGTCATACACCATTCTAAAAAGCTTTGCTGATTCTACATCAATGTTATCACTTACCCACTTACGCATCTTCTTAAAGTTTTTAGTCTTGAGGTCTTCCATTAATCCTGACACACTTTGTTCTGACAGTGTGACAAGGATACCGGTATCGATATGACCACTCATACCATACCTTTGACATTCATTTATGACACGTCTCCAGTCTGGTATGTATTTCATAATGAGTTCTGCGATAACTGCATTGTCAAATATAATACCTTCAGTCTCAAGGATGAATTGAAGCCTAGCCATGAATTGCTCTGCCATTAGTGCCTTGTTACCTAAGTTGAATTCATATATAGAGCATCTCGAATGGAGAGGTTCAATGATACGATTCTTAAAATTACAAGTAAGAATAAATCTACAATTAGAAGAGAACTCTTCTATGAACCCACGCAATGCAGGTTGAGTAGATTGTGGGTTTAGGTAATCAGCCTCATCGAGAATGACTACCTTTTGTCCACCATGTAGACTTACGGTACTTGCAAACTGTTTGATCTTACCACGGAGTGTATCAATGTTACCATCTTCGGAACCATTGATCATCATATAGTCAAGATCTAATTCATTGCATAATGCTCTGGCTACGGTAGTCTTACCTACACCAGCAGAGCCTGTAAACATCATATTGGGAAGCTCTCCCTTTTGGACGATTTGTTCAAAGGTATCTTTGAGTCCTTGTGGGAGAATGCAATCCGCTATGGTTTGTGGTCTATACTTTTCTACAAATAGAAATTCTTTCACATACACCTCATAATATAATTAAGCATGGTACTATTATACCATGCTTTTGTCAAAAGTACATACTTACTCAGCTGGAGTTTCTGCCACGTCTGGTGTCGCTTGAACTAAAAATGTAGCAAGGCTATTTCTGATCCTTCCAACATCTGCCATCTCGTCACCATTAAATGCACCACGCTTTGTAACTACATCAATGATTTGAATAACACCTTTGATATCGCTCAAGCTAATCGTAGCTTGAGTAACAGGTGCTTCAGGTGCAGCTTCTATTACTTCTTCTGCTTTTGCTTTCTCTTTCGCCATATTATATCTCCTTATATGTCGTTGTTTTATCAAGGGCAACCCAGTATTGTGTGTTGCCTGCCAGTACTGAAGCTATAAGCTTCTTGTCAATGCCAAACTCATACGAGTCAGCATTAACGAATTTAAAGTTATTCATATCAAGAACTAAATCAAACTCTGCATCAGTATTTATACTGCAGTTTGCAATGTTCATCGTAAATTGATTTGATGTTGGATTACTCTTATCAACAATAACGCATTCAACAAATGATGCTGAGCTATTCTTTCTAATACTTAATGTATTAGCTTTCAGAGTAGCGGAAGCTTTGCGTAATTGAGTTAATTCATTAAGGGTGAGGGTAAGGGTAATATCATTACAAGCTAGATCAATATCCTTTGTAGGAACAGTTAGAATATCAATGTCAGAGAAGAAGTATTTAAACTTTGTGATACCGTCAGTGATAGTCACAAACTTCTGATCAGGATCAAAGTCTAGAGTAGGATCATCAAACATATTAAGACAAGCTAGGAATTCACCTAAGTCATATATGCCAAATGGATATGGACTTGCAAAGGCAATATTAGATTTAGCCATGAGTGTTTTAGACGTGGACATACTCCTAATGATTCCACCTTCTTCACCCAATGCAATATTACTATTAATAGATTGGAAGTTATTCAATACATCTTTTATTTCATTACTAAGCTTCATTATTCGATTCCTTTAAGTCATGTTCATTAATTGCTAATAGAGTATAGTGCATGATCTTCATTAGATCTTGTCTATTCGCTCCGTCTTTCTTACCATATCTTGATGCGTATTTCAACACATTACCAAGACAAAAATCTAAACCTAACCCTGAGGCAGATATTAGATCCATACTTTGTACACCGTTTGGAGCAGCATAATGTTTAGAGTAAGTACTCTCGACATAACTTGCTAACTCCTTGATGTTTTTCTGTTCATTAAATTTCATATAAATCCTTTCTCAAATATAGTTATATTATATCACACAAAGCTTGAAAGTACATAGCTAATGTTAAAATAATTTCGTCTCCCATCCGAGCACGATACCCCAATTGTCTGTCTCATATGCTGGACTTATATACCACTTATCATATGTGACTCTGAGCATTGGTAACAAAGAATAAGAAGAGTAACCAGTTACCAATCCAACTTCCACCCTACCAAACCTCTGACCAATATAGGTACTGATCTTTGATTCACTATTATAATATGCACCAGCAATGGTACTATTAAAGAATGAATGCTCTACCTCACACCGTACATGAGGGTGAACATTTTGATAGTCTCCTTGTAATCCTAGATGCATTGATGCAGCTAATAATAATTCTAAACACATTATATCTCTCCTGCCGTTACGTTTTTAAAAATAAAGTTATGGTCTGGTTCACCACTCGGTGTAAAACTACAACAAGCATACGCTCCAATCCAATAGTTAGTACCTTGCATTGCTCTATAACTTGTAGTTCCTTTATAGTCATAGATCAATAAATCATTATGGTATATCTTCATATAACCATTGCTCTTCTCTGACTGTATAGTTTCAACAACAAATTCATTCCAACCGTCAATGGTTGTACTTATTCTACCTTTCCAATTTTTGTTAATATCTGTTTCAATTCCTTTGGTCAATGGATTATACCAAATGTGAAACACTGGAGGTTTTCCAGCTCGAGCTTGTGACCATGCAGGATATAACTCAAACATAGTAATTCCTGGTCCACCATATCCAAGTCCATCATCTTCACTTATATCTTTAAAAGAAAATGTGTATCGCATAGGTTTATTAAATGGATAAGCAATATTACTAATAAGTTGAGATCTAAAAACTTCTCCAGGACTTGTAGAATCTGCGGCAGGATCACAATCATCCATATGACCACCACCACCTCCACCCCATATACATCCAGAATTAATCAAGTTAAATTGAATTTGACCCATCCCTAATGGGACAATAGTTTCATTTATATTCCATGTAGACTGAGCTTTAAAATAAGCACCTTCCCAATAGAAGTTTTTCTGTACCTGAGCATAAGCCGAACAGTTTAATAAAACACCAGCAATAATAGTTCCTAATAAAAATAATTTAATCTTCATGCAGCCACCGCATCAGTAATCTTAGCAACTAATTGCTTGTTACCTTTCTTATTGCTATTGAACTTTTTGAATTCACGTTTAAGATCATTAATAGT